AAACTTAAACACATAGTCGTCAGCCCATCGGTAGAAGTTAACGTAATGTCTGAACGGACTGTAGTTAGATACCCAAAACTGATGGTATATCTGAGTGAATGACTCTGGTGACATTGTTCCTGACAAGAAAATCATTGGCTTGTTAGCGAACATCTGCCTGAAAGTCTTAGTTGCTAGTCCTGGTTTTGGAAATGCTCCAAACCTATGATGCTCGTCATGTATAACTAAGTCATAGTCAGTATCCTCTAACTTATGCATTGACTCGTCATTAGTTACAACTAAATCAAACTGATAACCAAAATTTCTATAATCATTTAGAATACTTGATACAGCCTTCTTTTTTGTTAAGAATAGAACTCTTTTTGCTCCATATAGTTTTGCTGTTTCTAAGGCTGTCAAAGTTTTTCCAGTTCTTACTTCCATAGAAATGTAAACAATTTTGTTTACTTTTAATATGTCAACCGCCTTGTTCGCTATGTCTATCTGATAATTCCTTAGTTCCATCCTCTATCATTTTATTTATGCATTCATTTAATTCATTAATTGTATCAGCATGTAACTCTTTATCATAGTTAAGCCAATTAAACTGCCGTCTCAGTTCTCTGAGGCTGTATTCAGGAACAAATGACACAGCCTCAATTTTACCAGTTAGATAGTCATGTACTTCTTCATAGTCTGCAATCATCTTAGATAACTCAGCCTTTCTTCTTGTACCATGCTTGGCGCATTTATAGATTTGTTCAGTAAAATCTAATTTCTCTTTAATTACAGATTCGCAGAATTTCATAACCTTAAGTTTAATTGTTCATCTTCTTTAACTACAAATTCAATATTCTTACCAAGAGCATTTCGTGTGACAACTGGTTTCTTACCAAATGCAAACTCACCATAGCTATCAATCCATCGGTAGAACTTATTCTGTGATATCTTGAACCTACCATATGTTGCATAGTCAGGATACTCTTGGGTAAATGAATTAAATAAATCTTGACCAAGAGACTTAACAGTTGCTTTTGTATACACGTTGTCATTTGATACAGCCCATTCCCAAAAGTCAGAACTTGTCTCAGCAATAAATTTACGAGTTTTTAAGTTTTTAAATTCGCTACGTACTAGTCCTTTATTAAGATAGGATTGTAGATTACTTATCATGTAGTTGTCAAACTTATTCCACTCGTATTCATCCCATCCACTGAATAGCATATGACCAAATTCAGTCTCAGGTGTAAATGACTTGTTATAGTATTGCTTCAACTCTAAATCCCACTTACGTCTCTCAAACGAGTTTCCTGCACCACGTATAGCATAATTAGTTGTGATGACAATCTTTGGAGATCTCTCAAATGGAATATGAATCTCATCCTTGTTCTTCTTTTCAAGTGTTATACCCTCAGTTATTACAGAGAATAATCTCTCAAAGTCAAAATGTCTACTAACATCATCAAATACTAACACCTGCGTATCAACCTGAACCCTCTGATATGGGAACGATTTCTGAAAACTAAATCCTTTACCATCAATTATGACCATCTTCTTCATATGGCTGACTGACTTGACAACAATACCTTTACCAGTGCCACCCTCAGGATTATCGCTTATAACCTCATCATTCAATATTACAGCAGGACAATAGCTAGCTGGCTTATGGCTGTGCATCAAATAACCAAGCGTTGACTCAACTGATTTAATGCGCTCCTTGTCATCGCCTGAAATGTTTTTGATAAATCTCTTATATTCACAATCATCAAATAATGCTTCAGTAAAGTTTCGTTTTATCTTCTGATCCTCCCAAACAAGTCCTTTTAAATCTTTATACTCTATTCTCTCAACTCCACGTCTTGTTACCTTGACAGCGCAGTTATTGTAATACAGGTAAGCATTCTCAGAATCATCCATCATAAATCTAGCATCGATCTTTGGTAAGAAGTTTAAGAAGTTCTCAGTGAAGAACTTAGTATTCATAGCAAAGTAATTGTATACAGACATATCATTTATATTCTCAAGGTAGTCCAATATGAAGTCCTTTATAATCTCTTCACTTGAATCTCTTATGACATTGTCTTGTATACGAATAAATACAAAGTTCTTAGATCCGTCAGGGTAGTATTTATAGAAACCATTGTTGCTCAAATAGTCCCTAAGTAAATGTGGCACTAAGTCAATCTTGCCTTTGCTTGATTTTGTCCAGAAGTTGTTTGGGTTCTCCTCACTACTAATCTGCTCAATAACATCAGCAGGCACATCGTTATACACCTCAGCTACTTTATCTAAAGGCATACCTACCTTTATGTCGTTCTTTATAGCGACAGTCTTGTCGATGTCCTCGTAGAACTTAGTGTTATGTATTGCTGTGTTTCTGTATGCGCTCTCAATTAATGTTGGTATCTCTCTAGCCATCTCACCATTAACATCATATGAGTCAATTATACTTCTAGCAGTATTTATGTCAACACCAAACTCATTGAACGCACAAGCAAGTATGTATAAGTTATTGTTACGCTGTCCTGGTATCATACCATAGTTCTTCTGCCACCAAAGAGACAAACGTCTTGTTATCTCATTAGTATCATCAACACGAATCATTGGCTTAACAGCAGGCTTATATGTATCAGAATTGTCCATGTCAGACCATATTAATGATATCTCATTAACATATATCTCTGGATCATATGACTCATAACATACGCGACTTATATTCTTGCATGTCACATCAAACTCATCACAATTGTAATACTTCTTCAATGCGTTGAAATACTTCTTATGGTTCATTGGGTCTTTTGGTATCCTAACCAAAGCTTTCAATCCATCGCCAGATGGTGACGTAAAAACACAGTAAGAGTAATTGTCATTGATCAATTCTTCTCTCTTAGCAAACAAATGTTGCTCGTCTCTGAATCCATCAAAGTCAATACATATAATGCCGCTGTGCTCAAGTATTGCATTGTCAGCACGTTTCGAGAATGTGCCTGAGAAACAAATAGCAGGAAGCCTCTTCTTCTTCTCATTTCGCTTGTCCTTCTCTGTCTCGTTTCTTACAGCCTCAACTAAGTCTTTTGACTTGCCGTTCTTTATTCTCTCTATTGCTATTCCAACATCAACGTGATATGGTGTTGACGTATCATTGATTGTCTTGAAATAAGTTATCATATTCTTCGGTATCTTTTAAGTATTTGAAATCTTTTTGTTCTGTATAAGTATTATGCATTTTTACACCATGCAATACAGTAGCATGATTTCTACCGAAATAATCACCAATCTGTTGAAATGATAAACCACTTTCCCTCATCTTGTGATACAAATAATATCGTCTATGACATTTCATCTGGCTACGAGATGGAACATTTAGTTGATCATCATTAATCAACTTAATTATCTTTTCTAAAAATTCACTTACATTGCCAATCTTTAAGATTGAACCACAATAATCACATCTTTCCATCTTTTCTAAATTTTATTTCTTTTCTAATTAAATCTAAGTGCCAATCTGCACCACCATAATCAAGTACTGCTTGCAAGTAATCATCATCCATATCTTGTATCGCGATATACGATAATAGCTGCTTACCATCTTTGCCTCGACTACCTCGTGTAGCATATTGCCTTACAAGTTGGAAGTCATCATCTGCATATACAGCATGATGAACTACTTTCTTCATATCCATAGCACCATATCTAGCGTAATCAAGTCCTCCATCAACCATCGCATCATTAGGACATCCGCACATATTATAGTCGTGCCTGTGTCTACTTACTATTGTCTTTAAACATTCTGTGCATGTCACTGCATTATATACTAACTGTCTCATATTAAATAATTATCGTTCCACGTTGATATTTTAGTTTTGCTATCTACCCAAGGCCAAGTATCTCTTGCCTTCTCTATGTCACCATCGCAATAGTGCTTACACCATAAAATCTGCTCATAGTATTGGTCTGTTCTATCATCAGTTGGTGATGTCCAAAAGATACAGAACTGCCATCTAAAAAAGTATATGTAGAAAGCAGGAGACCATTCAAATCTTGGCGTATCATACTTATCTTTCCAACCTAACTTAAGTTTTTTAAACTTGATTGGCCAGCCTATCTGTATCCAGTAATATATATTGAACAACTCTATAATCCAATTCTTTGATCGTCTGACCATTGGTGCGCTCTCTGGATCTTTTATCCTACGTATCGTTACTATATTCCTATCAAAGTTTATTGGCATGAAGTAAGGACATCCATGTACTATCTTTCCAAAGTAATACTTCTTAATTGGTTTCTTGAATTTCATTTCATTCTTATTTTAGTTAAATACAAAATCGCATCCATTAATTCTTCAAGGAGGTGGTCCTTCCATTGATCCTCACTAAGATCAGTCCTATCTAACGTTGTGTTATACTTCTTGATTCCAACAGCAGAACGTTGTTTAAACTTTTCGATTATACTCTCAACTACACTGTCTACTAACTCAAAGTCGCTGTACTGAAAATACCAGTGTGTGTAATTGCCATCTCGGTCCTCACCGATTAACCACGCGCCATATTTGTCAGGATTATAAACCTCGACAATCTGCCCTAAATTGAAATAACTATTACCGATAGTTATCCTTACCTTCTGTCCTTTATTTAGCATATTATATTTGATTACAATTTAAAAATACCGACTAGACATACCTATCGGCATATAGTTTTTCCCAGTATGTTGGGTTAACCACAGAACTATAACTGTCAACCTATGAAATCGAGTAGTCATGGTATGACTCAACTTACCATGACTATATTGGTAGAGATTTGATCTATTGGCACTCTACCTTTGCAAGTAAGTCTTACCTTGCGCCCCCATTCGTGGAATTGCCCGATCTCCCAATGGTTGTCGTTGTACTATCAGACATCAAACGACAGCTTGTCTCAAGGATGGATTCGAACCATCGACTATCATGCCTTAGACCACTCAGCCACTTGAGAACCTGTAGGTCACGCTTAACCTATTGAGTTGCTAGCAGGTACACTCTTCGATGCCGAACATCAGCGTTTTTTTAGCAACTTTTATTACTGTCCGAAAGAGTTGCCAACTTTGCCTACTTACGATTAGGAGTGACTGGTGCGGCCTGCAAGAATCCCTACACGTTATAACCGTTCACCGACCTACGATCCCTTGTACTTCGGGCGCAATTATACTAATGTCAATAGATATAACGTCTTATTAACAAGGCCCAACATCTCATCCAATATGTTCTCTAAATCACATGGATAGTTGTCAGAGTCAGCTTCACTCTCAATCAATTTCTGCATTGATAATAATGACCTAAAGCCTTATGCTCTGCAAATGATGTTGTCTGTAAATGTTGCAAGTGCATAATGTCTCGCGATTGGAATAACATCCCAATAAATTTTCCTGTTTCCATATTACAAATTTAACGTCTTTTATTTAAATCAAGCCACGATCCAAGATATATTGGCATCATCATCCAACCTAGCATTGAACATAAAAACATTTTTGCTAATACATCGAACAATCTATCGTTCTCTGCGTGTGTTACTCCATATGAAAATAAAGCTGAAAATAACACATAAAATATAACCCACCACATAATTAGAAAGGTAATTCTTCATCATCACCAGACATGTCAATCGTAGGAACTGACGCTACGTTTCCACCTATTGCCTCAATCTTAAAAGCCTGAAGAGTATTAAAATACTTTGTTTCACCTTTAGGTGATACCCACTCTCTTCCCTTCAGATTGAAACTCACCTCAACCTCCTGTCCTTTACCAAAACTGTCAAGTAAACTAACTTTGTCTTGCGTAAATTCTAACATGATATCCTGTGGATATTGAGCTTCTGACATGTCAGTCACAACGAACTCACGCTTACTAAACTTCTCTGACACTTGATGTGTCGGTCTAATCACCTTGATTACACCATTCATTTTAAATGCACTCATTTTATTTGATTTAATTGATTACTAAAATACACCGTCAGTCAATATCTCTTGCTGTCTGTGTGTGAAATGCTCACTTATATAATTAAGTAGCTCTGCCATTGTTTGAAATACCATTGCTGGATTTACAGACATGCTAGCATTAGGGGTGTTGTCTCTAACAATATACCCATTTTTTACTTGTGTTATCTCTATCATTTGTTTTTATTTATTACTTGTTTATAATACTCATTAGCATACGCCTCAGCTGCCTTCACTCTTCGCTCAATCTTTAAGATGTCATCGTCAGTTAACTCTACAGGAACAGTGGTAACACAAAGCCTCTTGTCTATAAAGTCATCAACATAATGCAAGGACTCACTCTCCCACTCAGGCTTTATCGTCTCAGGTGTGCTCACCAATACATGCGCTACCTCACCATGTCTCCACTCATCACCAGTTATCTTACTCAGCATATATAGATACAACTTGATCTGCCACTGATACCCTGTGTCATAAGCCTTCTCTGGTGTTTTTGGGAACGTCTTTTTGGTCCATGATGACTTGATGTCTATAACCTTTCTTCTATCACAATCAACAATGTCAGGATGTCCTACAAGTATACCATACTCAATACTATAGTAATTGTCAGTCTCCTTAAGCTTCTTGTACTTAGTATCGAATACATCATTGTATACCTTAATCGAATCAACCTCAACAGCCCAGCCTTTCTCGGTTGTTGGATTAGAGAAATTATTCTCATACCTATATACCTTCCGATCAACATACTCCTCGATCAATGTCTTTGCTCCTGCCGACAGCTCAACAGGCGAGTCACGCTTGGCTATCAACTCGTCACGCTTCTCAGCCTGCTTCTCTGTCAGTTTTATCTTATTGAGCAACTCGTTGAGTTGTTCGTTCTGCTTTGCCGTCAACCCATCATCACCCAAGAAAACAGGACTGGATGTCGATGCCCTAAGACTCAGCCTCAGCATCCTGTAGTTGTTTTAGTTGTTCGTCAGTTAACTTATACTGAGACTTTATCTTCTCAACTGTTGTCGACTTTGATCGAACAGCATCAATGGCTACTAATATACTGGCCTCAGTAAATACCTTCATCTCATTCTTCTTGGCAGGCAAAGGTCTTGTGCTGAATCGCAATGCCTCAACCATACCTTGAGGACTCTTTACCTTCTCAACTCCCAATACTATCTGCTTACCTACATAGTCAGAAGGATTAAACGAATCAAAGAAAGTCTCTAACCTCTTGAAGTTTGTTCGGTTTGTTACCATTGGCTTGCTGAATTCTTTCAGCTTGATAAATACCTTCTGCTCCTTACCCATCTCACCAACAAAGGTATCTTGATATACCCTATCAATTGTTACAATACGTGGCTCATACTTGCCACCTACTTCTAAATCCCAAGCACCTAAGTACTTGTTGTCGGCCATCATGTTGCGCCAGTGTGTTTGATTACTCATTATATTAAATTAAGGGGTTACAAATTTAGTTAATCTTTGTTGATAATCCAACAATTTTTGATTATTTTTTTCTAATCTTCTCTGAATGCTAGCAGGATCAACGTTACTATTTTCTATTAAATGTTCAAGCCACTCTATCTTTTCTTTCAATACTCCAACATTCATTGTCAAGCAACCTACCATCCAACCTTTCTCCTCGAAAAGTTTTAAATCATCCTCATTTAAATCCTTAAACATCTCTCCTGGTGTCATGGTATTCTTAACCTCTATCCTACCATCCTCATCAAACTTCTCAATCTTGATGCCCATGTCGAGATACCATTTACTCACTCTAGTGCGATACAGGCTGATATGTGGATCATTCTCTAAGTCTTGCCATGCTTTCATAAGTTCTTGAATATATGTGTTACTACGTCAACGGTCCACGAATTACCCAATGCTTTATAACGCTGGCTGTTCGATATACCTTCTGTCCAATTGTCAGGAAATGTCTGCAATCGCTCGCATTCTATTGGGGTGAGCTTTCTGCATATATATCCATCGTACCAACAATAGTCATAGTTAGTAGCTGTTAGACAATTACTCTTGTTCTCCATCCTTCTGCCTCGTCTTGTCGTTGAATTTATAAATGTTAAGTCAACTCCTTCATTTGGATGGACTTCAGTATATCCCTTCTTTGTTGCTTCAGGAATTCTTATTACACCATATGGTACACCTTTATGCATATTGGCTGTTAGACATGCAGCCTTGCCATCTAAGTTGTTCTTGTGATATTCCCACCTAGGCTTTCCGTTACGCAACCTGCTCATGTAGTCAATTGCTTCGGGTGTTAAGTAGTACTTCTTGTCAACTTCATATACACCTGTAGCATGAAATGTTCCTGTTCTCTCAAAGTTTGCTTGGCTTGATTTGTAATATTGATTTTTAATCGTAGCTGACTTTTCTTCTACTACATAACCACTCTCGATTATATCTCTCAATAAAATACCACAATCATTAGGCTGAGTGACGTTAGGGATGTTTGTCCAATACAATCGATATCTGTTCTGTGCCGACACCAATGAACTATTAATGGCAATTGGCTCAACACCAAAGTATCCAGTAATAACATCTTGATACTCCTTCTTCATCCGAACGTTCTCTAACATAAAACGCATCTTAGGATTCTCATCAGCAACCCTATGGCATATGTCAACAAACACAAAGAACAACGATGATCTCGGGTCGTTGAAGTTCAACTGTTTACCTGCAAAACTGAACCCCTGACATGGCGAACCGCCTATAACCAAGTCAATCTCTCCCCATGGTATGTCCCACTCTCGCCACTTCGTTACATCACCCAATTGAATGGTGTTTGGGTAGTTCTTATCAGTTACGCTTATAGCGTAACGATCAATCTCACTTGCATAGTACGCATCTACAACAATACCAGCTCGCTGTAGTGCAAGCTGACCTGCCGATATTCCGTCAAATAATGATAATACTTTCATAACTTACTTTTTATTAGTTGAAAATCTCTGTCAATCATATAGTCTACAGGTAACTCTATGAATAAAATCTCATATTTAAAATCTCTATTTATAATGAACGTGCCCATCTTACTGCCTGTATCTAAATTAAAGTATGCATACAATACTGGATTACTGCCTGTCATATATCTCACTACGTCAAATCCATTCGCGTCAAGCACTCGCCTATGTACGTCAACTGCCTCTTGCTCTGTACTAGCAGTAAATAAATATGCGTTCTTATCTAACTTCACAAAGTCATCAATACCAGACAACTGAGAGAATGCTGTCACCCTAATAAATAGAATGACAGCGGTAATAACCAACCTACTCATTTATCTTATAAACTAAAGATACTAACTCACCTCTCTCATTTACAACGTCAAAGAAACGCCTATCCTCATCTGCTGGTATCTCACCAAACATAATCTTATATTTGTCGCCATCCTTGAACAAAATACTAACAATCATGTTGTTTGATTCATTACCAAAAAACGCAAAGTCAATAGGATTTTTCATAACATTATACACAATATCACTAGTGTCTGCACCATTCATGTCAGTCACATAGTTATACTTTTTTATCGCATCAGTTATATCCTTAAACGACATCTCATACAAGTCATATTTATTTTTCTTAAAACCATTAACATGACTCAACTGACCAAACGCTACGTTTACACATAGTGCAACTATAGCAACTGCTAACCTACCCATACTATTACACTTACAATTAAAATAATTACTGAAGCCATCAAGCCAGTAAAACCAATAAATACCCCACCAACACGGAGTATGTCATTCTTGATTAAACTACTTACCGTCATGATCGCAAAGAAAATTGTTGGCATTAAAAAAACTATTATTGCATTAAACATATGTACAAAATTTTATTACTACTCTTGAACTTCTTTATCGCATCACTATAACTGGATGCCTTAATGTTTATACCTGTACACAACTCCTTGCCTATCAGGTAACAAATGTGATATGTCTCCATAACTAATCTTCTTTAAATGTTTCTAAATAAATTCTTATCGCCACAGCCGCAAATCCTATCGCAGCTATTATTAATGCACTACTCATAGTTCTTGTATTTAGGTGTGAATACTTTTCGCAAGTCACTCATGACCTTGCGCGTGATATGCTTGTCTCTTGCGCTGACAAACCTGAAGCCATATATACCGCCCGATAAATACGACTGACCGACAAACTTACCTGCTCTTCTCTCCATCTCTATAACCTAACTGCCACTCCATGTCGCGCAACATCTGCTCACGATCTTTTGACTTCTTTACCAATTCAATAGGTATCTCAATACCCATAGCGGTCAACTCTCTGACCAACATTTCTACTGCTGTTTCCATAGTTCTTCCTTCATTAAATTTTTAATATCTCCAATTGTATAAACTCCCTGCTGACTGTTGTCCAAGGCATACACCCTCGTGTCGTCAGGTAACAACTTAGCTAAGTCACTTAGCCACCTGCTGTTATGCCTACTTCTGAACCATACCTTGTCAAATATCTCTGTGTTGATGTAGTAGTATACACCATCTTCATCACCTAACTCTATGTCGATAGGCTCTCTTGGTATTCCAAATGTTGTGCTCATTCTATTCTGATTTAAAGGTTTCGTTGTAGTATTGTTC